AAACGGAAATATTTCTATGCCCTTTTATTTGAATAATACTGACATCATTGCTAATCCTTGCAGTGCAGGCCGGTATGCGGGTTGTTTTTCTTTTTCTATAATATAATCATTTTATAGCAATTATAAGCTATGCCAATCCAAAGCATAGACAGTGTTTGTATCAGACGCAACGAACTTCAGGCGACCGTCTGTATCCAGATATAACGCTCCTCCGTTGGACCCAGAATTGTGGAATCCATAACCGGCACGGGTAGCATTATTTTCGGACCATGGGGCCTCGGATACAAATTGCATATTTAGATAGGCCCTATCACCTATACCGGCGTAAGTGATAACATGCTGCTTACCTCTGTAAGTGTTATCTCCATACCCGGCCTTACTTGATAAATTGGTATTGAGCACAGTATAAAGGTCCATCAGTACCTTTAGCTGTGCGGCCGAACCCGGCAAATCCGGTCGGTCCGTCACGCAGTTATTGACAATTTGTCCTGAATATAGGACCAGCTTAAATCCGGCCACGACATTGCGCATAAATTTTACAAGTGGCATCTTTGTGACAAAGCTGGCCAGTAGGCTTGTTTTATCAGTTATGCCCTCCGCGGTTCCAGAGGCGTCAAACTCAGGGGTTTCAACATCTTCCACTCTTGTTTTCAAATTATCAAATTCTGATTTTTTTACTAATGCTCCTGGTGATACAATTGCCGTTACGCTTGTTACTGAACCAACCAGAACGTTGAATGTGATTTCCGCAAACTTACTGATTGCATCTGTGGATGCATATATGTACTGCGGATCCTGCGTAAGGTCCAGGTACGCATAAAGGATTTCTCCATCATCTGGGTCTGTGGCAAATACCCCGGCCTCCGTAATTGCAAATCCCGTTGATACGCCAACGGAGCTGATTTGTGTAACGATATAAGCCACGTCTGACTGTTCGGTACTCACGCCGCAGGATTCTATCGTTGCGTCCATCTTATATTCGTTAAGACCTGTCATATTCTGGGCATCATATCCGGACGGTACCCTTCCAGTCCCCACGGCCACACGGCTAAAGGATAACGTGGCCTGCGCTGCCATCAATTTTGTTATTAACGCAAGCCCCTTGTTTGTTAGTACTGTTCCTGCCATTTAAATCCCTCCTATTGGCTGGCGGGATAGGATGCCGTCACACATAACAATGTCCCGACCCCTATCTTCAGTTTTACTTGTTTTTCTGTCTTTTTATTAATCGCTGTTGGTGGAATATTCATGAATGTGGCCAGGCAAGCCGAGGCGCCAACATAGACAGTTGTCTTATGTGCGCTGTAGGTACGATAGAATATTCTAATTCCAATCCCTCCGGATTTAATCCGGTTCATCAACTCAGCGATAATTCCGGCCACATTTTTATGCTCTTCGTCCAGCTCATCCTCATTGATGTATATATATACTTTAGCTGGGTATACCTCCTCACATTTGACATCCTCTGCTTTTATTCCAAATAGACTTGCTGCCGATAGAATAAGGGTATCTAAGTTACCTGATGCAAGCATAGCAAGAATCTTGACCCTAATCATGATTCTAAATATTTCATCTGTCGCCGTTCCTCGAGCCACGCCGTAATTGTTTCCAAAACTATCCAGTACGGCTCCCTGCATTTTATCAATATTATCCCACAGTCGAACTTTTTCCGTTTGCTCTTGCAGAATATCGAATCCCCATCCTGCAAGATAAAACAGTTTTCCTATATTTGTCTCTGGTCGTTCCGACTTCTCAAGTTTTTGTATATCTGTCCTTATGTATGCACTGGTAAGCATGTCTAACATGCGCGTGGCAAAGCTCATCCCATCAACCTCCTTTCATTGTTATGCTGATTGCTGTGCTATCCGTTATTGCCTTTTCTCTATAACCGATTGCTATATTTTCTTTTGCATAAGAGGTCATGCTCGTGCCAATCTGCAGCTCAAAGTCCTCCACACCTGGAATCGCAGTAAGAATACCCGGTATCTTGATGTATATGACATCCATTCCCGTTTCGAGTCCTCCGACCGTTGTTCCGCCTATGTAGTCAATCAATGCTTGTCTGACCTTATCCTCGCCCGGGAACCCCTCACCTGTCTGAAGTTCTGTCACCTTCACATATATTTTTTTCGTCGTCGGCCGTGAAAAGCGGACTTCCAGCTGCTGACCGGAAGCCGTAAGTACATTGACCGCCTTATTTCCAACAGTCTGTATTCCTCCTGCCTTTCTGGAGTAAATTGCCTTTGCAATCTCCTCGTCCAGTCCTCCATACACCACAGCCTCCAAACTATGGGGTGGCAAGTTATACATGGTGTCGCTCTCGTCTGTATCATTCTCGTATACGTAGGCACTCGATACGCCCTCAACATCATTCATTAACGCGGCCCTGACTGCGTCCGCATTGACGCCTCCTGCATAATCCACAGACTTATTATAACGTGCCCGGAATTCAGCATCTGTTTCCTTTATACGTCCACCGGATATCTCAGCCTTGTTTGTGATTGATTCAACCCCGTTTACCGAGGAAGGATTTACGATTACCTTCACGGTTCCAGCTGCTGTATTGTATTCCGGCCCCGTCTCCACCGCACGTATCAGTGCAAGTCCTGTTCCTGATTCCGACAGAGTGATGGCATCCACAACTGTGTACTGCAGCCCCCCATTTGTCGCAACCAGGAATCCTGCCGGTATAGTGGATCCAGATGTTCCAGTCACTGTAATATATCCTGAAGCCTTCCCCTCTGTCAGCAGGTGCATTCCAATGTTTTTTCCTAAATTGTATAAGCTGTTCCCTACAGATGTTTCCACAAATCGGCTGTTATAGACATCCTCCAGACATGCAAAAAGAATATTCCATACCCATGCCAGAATTCTTAAGAATAGACCCAGTGGTGACCGTACTGTAAGAATTATTCCATCTCCATACAGCTCCCTTGCCTTATATTCCAATGCATTTAATAGCACAGTGTAGGTTGGTCGGTAAAATCCTTTTTCCGTGAGGCCCCACTCATCATCCACCCGTATTCACCTCCATACTTATTGTTTTTCCATCGCTTAACTGTCCTGACCAAGTTACTGTCATTTTCCTACCCTCTCCCCGTGTCACGCCAAGGCTCTCCACTGTGGTTATCTGTTCCTCCTGAAATATTGCCTCGCGTAGAACTTCGTCCGTGGTCTCTTCGTCCACTTCTATCCCGAGTATTTGCTCGTAATCTGTCCCATGACTGGGAACCAGCTCAAAGTCTCCTTTCCAGGCCCCCAAGGTCAGTGCTACTCCCTGTGCAATAGCAGCGTCATCCTCCATAACTTCTAGCATTCCTTCGTCTGTAAAAGATAAGTCCTTTGTTTCCGGGTCAATCTTCCATGCTGTTTTAGACATATCATCACCCTTTCCGGATTACTCCAACAAATACCGCATCGTCCCCTGAATGAATTCTATCAGTGTTTGGCTTGCTATCCGCTCCCGTCTGGATGGAGTTATCACTATCCATGTCCAGATAAGCTACCACTCCAATGTCCCCTTTTTTGATTTGAACATTCACGTCCGCCGTTTTTCCATCCACTTTTATTTCAAGCGGTATATAAGCTACCTTGACGGCCAGAATTGGCGGAGGCGAAACGTAGGTCCCAGCCATCTCCCTTTGCACCAGGGGTTTTACGGTAACGGTCATTCTTACCGCATCAAAGTCTTCCACCCTGACAATGTCGTGGCATCGAATTCGCTGCATAATTTTTTGCTCATTCGCAAGCAAATTGTAAAGTTCATTGGTTTTTCGTGCCATGGTATCCTCCTATCCTGCAACCTTGAATTCAATTTCTGTTATCCACGTACCGGTTGGAGAACCTTTGTGCGTCCCTGACACAATCATAAATTTGCCGTTTAAATCACGGGATTGAATTTGAATTACGTCCCCGGGCCCCATACGGTAATTCAGAAGGCATTGACGTTTCCATGTCTTCTCTTCAGATGCCTTTTTCTCTTTCGATACCTCCTTTGTTTCTGGAGCTTCTATCATAGTGACATCCGAATCCTCGGACCGGAACAGTAATCCTGCATCTGGCGTAAGTAGGTATCCCTTATTTACCCCATCTGCTGGATTATTGATAATAACCTGATTTGAACGTATAAGAAATCTTGATTTACATTCGTTTATCACAATTTCTGTTAGTATATCTTTGAGCTTTCCACAGCACACTCGTCCACGCGGATAAAGTGTATTCTTGACTAATTGGAAGGCCCCAACCTCCAGTCCAAAAATATTGAGCAGGTCTCGTACAATGTCCTCTGCCCGACTTCCTTCAGTATAGGTCTTATTGATTACAGAATTGAGCCACTGGTCCAAGGCCGCAGTGGCAGTAATCTTCGTCTGCCACTCTACTCCATTCTGTCGGTGATTGCAGCTCGTCACCTGACCAACAAACAGAGCGCCCATGTCGTCCTCATATCCCGCATTAAGTATCACGACCTGGTTCTTTTGGATTCCTGCACGGGATGTCGCATTCAAATTGTTTACTGTAAATGAAGCAGTTGTTAGCTGCTCCGAATCATGGAAGGGAATCTCGAATTCGAAGTAAAATCCGTCATTCATACTGTATTTAAGCGGCCCTATCTGCAGGGAAGCGGAACGAATAAAAAACGCCATCAGTCCGTCCTCCTCTCATGCAGGTACAGCTTCACCTCATTTCCAAAATTGTCGTATGTTACCTCATTAACCTCTCCAGTCAGACAATATGGTACAATGACCGGAATCGGGTACCTTGCGTCTTCGATGGAGTTAAACATAGGCCTTCCATATCTTACAGGGTCCCCATAACACAACACCTCTCCCGTCGCCATTAAGGCCAAATCTATCGTGAAGAAACTTCCCGGGTCATTATATTTAATTGTCATGAAATATGTGCGGTCATCAAGTTTGACAGAAAACGTATACGGTACCATTGATGCATCCACAGGTATATATTCAACTTCCGACGTCAACCCCATTGTCTGTAGTTCATTGGTCATGCCAGTCACTCTCTTTTCTTTTATACTCCGTTAAAGCTCGTAGTCTTTCGTTGATTTGGTCCTGCACTGCTTTTTCCATTGTAGGAATTTACATAGGATGCGTATGAGCTTTGACTAATCTGTTCGCTTACCTTTGTTTTGAGCCCGGCTGCCTTGATGGCCTCTGCCTGGCCGGTACCCTTGCTTTTTTCTCCCTTGTCCTGCTGACTCATAAGGAGTGCCTGGCCTAATTCTACATACTGTCCTGATACGATATTCGCTTTCTGTAATGTCGCAGTAAATGCAAACCCTTTCTTATTTGACGGAAGGTTCTTCATTTGCAGATTGATAATGATATAATCCGTCACGCGGAACTTTCCGACGTAAGTTACTAAATCTCGATTCATCCACATGGATTCCAGCTGGGATTTGTAGGATCCACAGTTTCTGACTACCAATCCTGCAATCTGCAACTGTTCCGGATTGAGACTTACATGGTCTTCAATGGTGCTTCCTCCTTCAATGGCATTGGAGGTCATCTTGCTGCTCTTCGTCATGGTCTCCTGGGTGATAGTGCCCGTAGCCGGCTGGAACTTTACAGTCCCGGTCTTTCTTCCTGTGATTCTATATGCCATTTGATACCTCCTTACGCATTTCCTTGTTGGATTGCCAGGTTCGCGAAATGTTCTTCCTGCATTTCCTGATATAGTTCCTTGACTGTCTGTTTGAGGTCCTCCATCATTCCAGGCGTTCCCTCGTTACTGCCACCAAGAATCTCTATCCTGATAGTCGGATTAAAATTCACATCGTTTTTTATACTCTGCTGTCTCCCGCCTGCGATTATCTGTTCGCTCTTGTCTGCTGGAACGATGGTTGATCCAGATGGCAGATAGGCAATTTCTCCTCCGCGTTCATTGATGTGCGTCCATCCTCCCTGGAAGTAATTATCTCCATCCGCATTATGTGGAATATTTGCCCCAGCTGAGGCCGCCGCCTTTGAGCCGCCACCAAACAGACCAGCAATCTTTTCCAGCAGGCTTGCTAATCCATTTGCTGCCCATTCCATAATTTTTGCCAGAAATCCTACCACGTTCGAGAGGACCCCTGAAATTCCACTCAGAACAGGGGAGATGGCTGATAATATAGGCGGTATAATCTTCAGTCCCGCAGATAATGCCGGCAGGATTGCATTTGCAATACTCTCAATATGTGGCATAAGCGGTGCGATTACATTGTCGCTCAAGGATTTAAGTATGTTAACCAATGGCGGCACCACTGTGGTTGCAATGCTTCCAATAATCCTGGAGACCGGCGGGAGCACAGTTTGAGCCAATGTACTAAATGTCTGAATAAGTGGTGTCACGGCAGCCACGAGCGGCGGTAGTGCAGTGGTTGCCATATCGAGCAGAACTCCTCCTATGGGTGCGGCAGCCGACATCAGTTCACCAAATGTCGATATCAGTCCCGGCAGTGCGCCTGTTGCCAAATCCATGATGACCGGCACTCCTGCTGCAAATCCATTGCTAAGCATATCTATCATGCCCAGTAAGGCTGGTTCAATCTGTGGCCATGATTCCATGATTGTATTTGTAAGTTCTGTAAACACAGGCGCAAACTTTGATGCAGCTCCAGAAAGGAAGTCGCTCCAGATGCCCTTCAAGCTCTTGATGTTGTTCGCGTATCCTTCCTGTTTTTTAGTCGCTGCCTGCTGGATTTCCGTACTATTTTGCAATAAGGCATTCATTCTTACTTGTGCCATTGCAGCTTCATCCAATGCGTCAATATTCTTTCCCAGTCCCATCTCCATGGCAGACTGTTTCAAGGCCGCATCGTCAATCTGCATCCCGAACTCAGCCATCGCTTCCGTATTGCCTTTTAGGTAGTCCTGTACGACTGATAGGGCTTCTGCATCATCCAGCGAAAAGGCTGTTCCAAAATCATAGGCCAGTGATGTGGTGATTTTAGATAGGTCCTCTGCCGCTGTCCCGGTAATTCCCATCTCCTGGTACATGGCCTTATTCGAAACAAGGAACCCTTGCACTTCGGTGTTGCTCCGGTGGATGGCATCTGAAAAATTATCGGCCCACTCCTGCACACCGGAATCTGTCGAGAACATAGCTCCAAATTTTGCTCCTGTCTGCTCCGAAGCAATTCCTGCGTCCTTGATAGCAGATCCTAGCTGTTTTGCCGCCTCGATACCCGCCTTTACAATTTCAATGGCTGCAGAAATAGCAAAAAATGACTTTACAGCCCCTCCTACGGCATCTTTGATTCTTGTCCCGGCTGATTCTCCGTCATTTCCCATGTGCTTTAAGTCATCACCTGTTTCATCGGATTTATCCCCGGTATCCTTAATTTTCTTCCCTGCCTTTTCCAGGGCATCCACCAGCTTATTTTTGATTGTTTGGATTGGATTCTTAAGGGCCGTCTCCAGCTCTTCCAACCCGTCCCTGGCCTTATTGGCAAACTGTTCTGCCTGTTTTCCTGCAAATCCATATGCTCCCTGGAATCCTGCCTTCACGGCCTTTCCCAGGGAATTGGTTTCTTTTAAGGCTTTTGCAGCAGAACGAGCAGCAGCAGAACCGAATCCATCCGCCTCTGCCCCCATACTTCGATAAGTATTCGAAGCGTCTTCTCCCGCCTCTGATGTTTTATTGATTTCTTTTCTGAATTCATCCGCTGCATCGCTGGCATTATTCAGGTCCTTCCGCGCCTCGGTTGCACTTTTCGATGCTGCGCTCCCCATGTTCTCAAGCGCCCTTCTAGCGCCTTTGGCCAAACTCTCTACCTTATCCCCTGAATCTGACAATTTATCCATAGAGGTGGCTACCTTTGATGTTTCCTGTCTGGCATCCTGCATCCCGTGGGCCAATGTCCCGGCACTTTCGGCGGCCTCACTTCCGAATTTTTCTGCTTTATCCTCTGCTTTTTGGAATCCTTCTTTAATTTCGTCTATGGATTCCATTATTTTTGTCAACTGTCCAATGGTATCCGTAGCTGAAACTCGAATTCCCATGGTCAGGTTCCGCTTGTCCTCCAAGTTTCATCCCTCCTAAAAGAAAAGAGCAATCGCGACATTGGTCACTGATTGCTCTTTAAGCTTTCATTATAGTTAATATAGGCTTCCCTGGCTTCATAATACTCCGATAAGCACATATTACACCATTCTGTATATGCGATTTTCCCTGTGCTAAAAACAAGCGACCAAAACTCCTGGTTGCGTATCGCCCGAATCTGTGCCTTCCCGATATCCTTTTCATCCTCTAAGAAAGGATTCGATTTCAGTCATAAGCTTCTCCGGAGTGGATATATCCTCTGCCTCTTCAAAGTATGATATCCCCTGGGTGCTCACTTCCTTTGGCGAAATCACGATATTCTTAATCAGGCCATCTATGTAATTTACCGTTTTCCTCTTCCCCCCAGTCATTCCACATTCATCATTGTGATTGAAATACCATGTGGGCGAAACGCTCTGCAATGTATACTCTGTTCCGTTTACTGTTACCTTTTTCTGCTTTGCCATATATTTTCTATAGCTCCTTTCTGTTAGTCCCTTTGGACGCTGTGGCCATTCCATCGGCATTGTTACTGCCTAATTTTAAGATTAGGCACATAGATATTGACCGTCACCGTGCTTGTATTCTTTCCTCTAACCACATCCGGTTCTTTTAAGATGCGACACTCTGAACCGCTAACGTTGGCAGGTGCGTCGTCGTTGGCATCTGAAATAGTTAGAGCAAATCGTTTCCGGTTTGATGCCAGGTTCCTGAGCTTTTGCAATGATGAGGATGTCTGCTGCAGTGTAACTGCGACCGTTCCGCTTTCATTGGCATTCTCTTCATATACCACATCACCCTGTACTCCCACATTCGGCGTAACAGCATCTTCACTTTTGGATACCGTGATAATACCATCACTGGCAAATCCCGTCAGGGTTGTTCCATCCACATTAACATTCACTTTTTTGGGGTCATAACTTGTTACCATTCTTCTTACCTCCCGTTTATGTAAGTGATACTTTCAGAGTACCTTTGACTTTAACTCCATGCACGGCCCCTCCGAGCTGGGCCTCCCACGAAATGTCCGGCATCTGCCTGGAAGCTGCCTGCTGGTCCGTTGCCTCAGACCGTTTAGGTACGGACACGTTATAGATGCCCGCTCCGGATTCTGGGTTCTCTGCTATAATTGCATATCCAGTTGCCTCTTCTAATGTCTCAAATACACCTGCTGATACCGTAGTGAAACCGGCATCTGTATAAGGGATGTTAGGATTTCCCATGAAGATATCATAGAGTTTTTCCCTCATCCTTTTCGCAATCCAATCAGCTCCAAGCACTGCGTCAATCCATTCCCCATCCATGCAGATGCCATTTTTGATGTAATTCTTTTTATATTCACTGGTTACGAAATTCACGTGGTTTGTTTCCAGGGCTGTGACTTCTGAAGTGGTCAGCGTTGGAACCGAAATTCCTGCCGGCATCTTGAATTTCCATGTGACAGATTGTGGGTACCATGGTCCGACAGCTCCCAGCCAGGCTGAATCTGCATGTTCGTTTGTATCCTGGGTATATATCACCACGGTCCGGGCAGTATTGACCGCATACGTCTTGCTTTCTGTCTGAGCAATGTATAACTTCCTGTGGTCCTCTGCGCCTGATGACAGTTCTGCTTCCGACGGTTCACTTTCTTCCGCAAAACGTCCCAAAGCTTCCAGATAGGTATCATCCGTTTGGTCTGTCAGGAAAATGTACCAGTCATCATTCTTCTCCTGATATGCCTTAATTGCTTCCACCAATGCACTGGCCGTTTCCGGTTTCGCGAATCCTACAATGGTTACTTTTCTGATTAACTTTTCTGGCGCTGGTGTGGCATTTCCCTGATTAAATAAGGCTGCCGCTTTTTTATATACGATGCTGGAATCCGTCCAATCCTTCTTGATTTCTTCTAAGTCTGTATAGGTTTTTTCCGCTTTATCACCTGCCGTAGAAATCAAGAGGATATCGAGAGTATCCATTGACTGTGGCACGTCCTCCAGTGTCACCACAACTACTACATCTTTACTCACTGTGTATCTCCTTTCTGCTCAATGGTCGCTGCGTTCTGGATAGTGGCAATGGTCCGGTTATCCTCTCTGACATAACGGATAGTCACATCAAACCCATATCGTCTGACCATCTCGTCCACTTCCAACACGCTTCTCTCCTGAATGTTACCTGCGTCCACAATGGCAATTCCGTTCTTGGACGTATATTCGTATCCTGTATGCAGGAACCATCCAAGAGCCTGGTTAGCCAGTTCCATGGCTTCATCCTCCCCCAGTATAAAACCGGATTGTGTCCTACGGTTTGCGCTGCAGGCCGTAAAGGACCATGTACATGTGGGCTGTTCTCGACGTATCTCCTCTCCGTTTCCGTCCTGACGGTATTCTCCCAATGTGCTTTCCGGGATATAAGGGGCCGTCACGGAATAAATAATAAACGGATAATCCTGCTCGGGTTCCACCTGGCTTGCCAGAACAACCGGGACTTTCAGGTAACTGCTCAATCCGTTCGTGACTATGTTTCGGATGTATTTGAATCTCATTTTACTGCTGCCTCCCCTTTCCGTTCCACCAGGTACCGTTTGAGTGGATGAAGGGAATTGTACCCCAGTTCCTGGGTGACGGTATATCGCTTTCCGTCAAAATCTTCCACTTGTGCTCCTACTTGGAGGATGTGCCCATTCGTATAAATTTTCTCGGAATATTGTGTAAATGCCCCGGCAATATCCCGCACTAGGTCCTTATTGCTGACCGGTAAGAGTGCTCCCCTAAATGGAATACGCTTGTCTTCCCCAGAAATCCATTGCCCTCCATCTTCCTGGCTAAATACAGTGCCGGACTTTATTTCGTACATTTCATGCATAAGTCTCTCGGGTATTGCCGGCTGGGCACTTCCAAAACAATAGCTGTTCACTTTATGTTCCTCCTTCAATAAAATATGTGACTGAATTTCGGAGTCTTCCCGTTTCAACCAAGGGATTGTCCGGCCAATTAGAGACTGCTTTTGTGATGCTGCTTTTCTTTTTAAAATTGAACGGCTGATTCATGTACATCTGAATGATACCCACTACCCCCATCCCAATATTGTTTGCTGCTGTCTCTGCATCCCATCCATCAAATACGATGTTCTGGACAGCAGCTACTGTCATATCCTCTATCGTTTTTCTATTATTGTCGTATCCGGCGCGGATGAAGCTCCGCTCCGGAATAGTGGTTGATTCCATCAGGATAAACAGGAATTCGATATCATCTGTTTTTTTCGGAATCTGTTTCTTTGATGGACCATGTTTTTTTGGCTTACTGTCCGTTGGACTGCTTTTCTGCCTTGGAGCTGTCCCCTTCCGTTTCTTGCTGATGCATCCAAACAGATAGCCATTCCGGGAGCGCAGGAAGAAGAGTCCCGGAAAATCAAGCGGGCTTTTCCCGATTGCCTTCTTAGCAATCGGGATAGCCAGGTTCTTTACGTTTTTAGCCTTGATGGTTGCACCAAATTCGTTTACGTTTGCAATGGTCAAGATATCTGCCGGCGCTCCTTCCTTTTCCATTCCTGACTCATCGCGGCCTGGGTTGCCTTGAATCCCGATATGGATAGACATTGCCTCCAGCCTTTTAAGCTCCCGGACAATCCGCTCCATCTCCGGAGATATCCCGTCATTCACCTCTATCACGCCCACCTCCGATACTGTTCAATTACATTCTGTACCTGGCTGTTCAATTCTTTATCAAAGGTCCAGCTGACATCTGAGATGGTAAATGCCGATAACCCGTTTGCCCCGTTGTTTGATAGGTTCCATTGCTGCTGCACCATCTGCCATATAGCATATTGTAAATCAAATGGCAGGTCGGATGCAGCATGCTCTGTCCCATCCTTTGGAAGTATGTATCCAGCTGTATAAGTCACTCTTAGGTAACGCTTTGACGACACCTTATCATTGGCCAGTCCGCCCAAAAACGCCCGGTCCGCCCATCCGCCATCCCGGTACAATACCCCGATTTCTCCAGTATCGGAAAACGAATAGGACTCTGGCGAGATTACCTGTCCATTCTCTGTATCTATGATTGATTTCACTTCCACAATCGGGTATTGATTCAGACACAGCTCCTGCCATCCACTTCCATGGTGGTCCTCAACATAATCCTTGCGTCCAAACCTCCGGTCGGTCATTCTCTCAATGTAACCGGAGGCTGCATTGATAAGGCGCTCCAGGGTGTTCTTAGCGATGTTTGGTATTCCTGCATCCTTCGGGTCCATTCCCATAAACTCCATCAGGTCCTCAAGTGTAGTCATAGCATTATCTGCCAAGAGCGTTCTTCTTTCCTCCATTCCTATCACCTCTTTTATGGGTGTAGTCCTTTACTTTATTGCTTACCGGCCCCTTAACCATCTTATTCTCCCTGCCATCCTTCTTCATTGTTTCTCCTTAAACAGGGCTGTCTGTTGGGTCCCCCAGAACCAACACATACGCCGCTGCTGCTGCACTTGGACTGGTCCCTCCTGTAAAAGTAATGGTCGGTGTTATCTTAATGTACCTTTTGCACCCCAACAGGTCCAAATTCAGTTGAAGTGTATCCTCTGACTCTACGTTTTTCTCTGCCAGAATCCCCTCACGGCTCATATGTTCCGGATTAATCATGGTATCCTCCACTGTCGTGAATATACCATCAGAAGTATCACTGTGTTCAACCTTCACAGTCAGTTTCGCATTAGTAGGGGAGCCAGTCACTTTCCCAATCGAGGCTGCAAAAACGGCTGAAAGAAATCCCTTTCTATCAATTGCACCATCCGTCGCCCCGATTACCACTGACACATTGTCAAATAATTCTCTCTTCATTTTTACTCCTCCTTACATTACCTTAATATTTTTGCAGTACATGAAGCTCTCTGCATGACGTACACCAATATCGTCATACATTAGGGCCCTGGTTGCTGCCAGGTTCTCCTCAAATGCATTGTGCTGTATTCCTTCTTCATCCGTCCATGTACCATCAAGGGTGGTATATGTTTCCAGTCCCATCTGGTCTCCTATAAGCAAGTCTGACCAGTTTCCGAAGAACAGGTCCGTTTTTCCGTTGTCGGTCGGAATCTGATTGGATATCTTATAAGGGAATCCACACAGTTTCCCGCTCGCCATCTCCTCACGGTAAATATAAGTTCCCGTCTGGGTTTTCATATTCATGAAGATTCCTTCCAGCATGCTGTTCATTGCCCATCCTGCATGGATGTCATCAATGTTCTTTGCCATTGCTTTGGACCTTACGTAAATTGGGAAATCTGGTGTAATCTTTCCGTTTGTATCTGCCAGGTCGGCATTTCCTAACTTGGTGGCGTCAATGCTTTCGATATCCTTGTTGTTTGCAATCCCAAGGGGCTGGAACTCAGCTCCAATTCCATACAGGCCGCCATAATCAAGACCCAACTGCATCCTGCGTGTCAAATCATTTGCAAACATGGAGTCTGCGGAGAAAGTGGACAGCATGAGCAGTTCCCTTGACTGCGGAATAATTGCCTCCAACCGCTTTGCAGACAGTTTGATATTTCCAAATTTGGTCTGGCTTGTCTTGATTTTGCGCTGCTCTCCTCCCCACTGGGCGCGGGCCCCAGCAGTCATCTTGGGCAGATTTATATTTCCGCTGGTAAGCGGTACAGTCTGTGCTCCCAGCTCGACAATCACTGTTTTAGGATAAAGCAACTCGATAATCTGGTCAGAGTAAACTTCTGGTATCAAATAGCCTCCATCCGTTGGATTGGTAGCTGACAATGCTTTAAACTCCCGCTCCATGTCCGCATCATCATATTTCTTTCTGGCATAGTAAGCAGCCCTATCTGGGTCCTGACGTCCGTATACATCCAGGCATTTTACCGCCCTCGCAAAGGTGACTAATGCTGGTACCTCTTCCTTCTTTTTCTGCATTCCGCCTCCGTTTCCTCCTTTTAAAAAGATATCACTATACTTTCTCTGTACAGTCTTTCTCTGTGTTCCTCTGCCGCCATATGATTTAACCTGACGTTTGGAATAGGCCGCCTTTCTTCCTTTCCCTTCCTCATTAGCAGTATCATCAGACATAACCTCTGCTACCGCATCCAGAATTTCATCTACAACATCATCACCTATCTCATCCGCTTTTGCAGATTTACGTTTTTCGTTTACAGCCTCACAGGCAGCTTTAATAACTTCCTCCAGGTCAGTTGCTTCATCATCAGATTTACCATCCTCTGCCGCTCCAGCTTCTTCCAGAATGGCGCCGACCAACTCCTCTGTATCATCCGGATTCAATTCATCAGATTTTGCAGACTTGCGTTTCGCATTCACGGCCTCAATGGCTGCATCCAGGATTTCCCCTAAGTCTCCACCAGATTCTTCTGGGTCGTCTTCGGAACCATCCTCTGCCTTCTGTTCATCCAGAGCCTCCTTTACTGCTGCCTTTACCATTTCCTGCAGGTCGTCTGCTCCCATTTTCATAGACTTTCTTGCTCTTGCCGTCTTTCGGCTCATTTTATATCTTGACATTACATGCCCTCCTAAAAAATAATCTCTATTTGTTTCTGAACGCTTTTACTGCTTCCAAGAGTTAGAACCCCGGACTTCTTTGCAGCTTCATTACTGGCCTCTCGAATGACCGCATCAATCGTGCGTGCGGAATCTTTCATTGATTTACTGACATCCCTTAGTGATTTCAATCGTGAATTACTGATTTTGCGCCCTTCCTTTAATTCCTGCAATAAATCTTTCTTGATAGCTAATGCCTGTGCAGCTGTTTCCTGCATTGACTTATAACTGGTAATTACAGCTTCCGGATTCATTGCCCAGGTGACGACCGATACTTCCCATAGTTTAATTTCTCTCAGATGTCGAATTCCGTTCTCGTCATAATCGAAAATGATTGGATCATACCCAATGGACAGCTCATTTAAAACTCCGTCCTTCAATAGTACTTTTACGTCACGTCCCATGGTCGTGTCGGAAATTTTCCCACTTATAAACAGTCCATTGGGTTCTTCACGCAGTTCAACAGGACGTCCAATCGGGAGCCAGAAGTCATTGTGTAATGCAAGTACTTTAACCCGCTCCCATCCTTCTGCTAATGTCTTTGTAAACGCTCCCGGTTCTATGATGTCCCCTCCGCTGTCTATGTTCTCAAATACCGCGCCATAACCTGAAAAAATCCCTTCTTCTTCGTTATAGGCATCCATCTTGAACCGCATTTTTTTAAACTCATGCTCCACTCCTCTTCCTCCTTTCCGCTTAATTTTTTATGTTAAAAGAGACCAGGATGTCTCTTGGTCTCTTTTACATGCTTATTAATCTGTTGTACCGGTGCAATTTATGAGTATGTCAAAAAGCAATGACAGTTCACAGTTTCTTCTGCGACTGAACAATCAGGATCGCACGGCATCATGAGTTTATTCCCCTTAATTGTTACGAATGGTTCCGTTATTGGGACTGTTTTTCCATTCAATGCCTGATGTGTGTCCCTGGCTTTTCCCAAATTAGTTACATGCCAAGTCTTCGTTGAAAATCCACCTTGTCTCGCCATATCAAAATTCCCTGCCAGAAGGCTGGTATTGCATTCCTGTGCAGCAATGATACGTGCCCTGGCAGCAGATGTGTTCATTTCAATCATGATGTCCTCAGTTAGCTCCTGCTTTCCTTTCCCTTGCGTTAGGCCGTCTGCGACGATTCTTCGGATATTATCTTTGGTTGTCTGCGTCACCCTTGTGACGCGCTGCCCTCCACGCAAACGTGCTACAGAAGTCAATGATGGTTGCTGGATTGCATTCAGGCGGTAACTCGATACCACTTCTTTTACACCCTTATCATAGGTCTCTGCCCAAAGAGGCGTCAATATGGATTCCAGGATTCCTTCTTGTGTTTTCCAATCCAGCAATCCATTCACAAACTGCATGGTCAATTGTGATTGTTGCTGCTCAGACAGCTGCAGGAATTCCTCTTGTGTCATACCAATGGCATCCCAAACGCTCCCTTCCGCCTTTTTGTTTCCTATCAGCGCGCCCTGTATCTGATCTGCCTGGCTCCGGAAGTATTTCGTTGTAGCTATTTCAAATTTACGGGTCTGTGTCTGCCTTGCATGGTTTAACCCCATCCCCGCCGCCTTGATTCGCTGTTCTTTAATCTCTGCTGCACGCTTTAGGATTTTCTCTTCGTCCTGTGTACTTCCAATCAACTCGTCCCCAGGAGACACTTCTATATCGTTCCTGTCTGCCTCAATCGGATCGGATGCATCTGAGTATTGTAGGTTTGCCGCCGCCGAACTGAGTTCCACGGGATCTTCGTCTTCACCAATATAGAGGTCCGCAAAATTCATTTTGAAGATGTCGCCCTTCTCCGACTTCTCCATATCCAGCTTTTCACGCGCCTCATTCTTAGTAATTACTCCGTTATTCCATCCATCAAAGGCGACCATTTTTTCAAACTCTTTGTCTTTTGGTATGATATCATCATACTCCCATACAAGATCGTCCCCATAAGCAGATAAAAGCTGCAGGTTTATGGCATCCTGCCGGTTCGCCAGGCGCGGAGTCAATACGTTTGTAGCGTATATATATCTCGCAGCCTCTGCCGTAGCCCTGTTGCTGTTTTGGGTGATTCCCATTATTTCACGCGGTACCCCAAAATGCTCCAGGACCGCATCACGGGTAAATGCCCTCCCGTTAATCATGTCTAGGTCCTTCATGTTGTCACTCAGTTTCACGACGCTTGCTTGTGTGTCCTTTGGTCCTCCTATGGTCGCAATTCCATGGCTGTTTTGATGCCCCCTGAATCGTTCTTTCCATTTTGCAAGAAAACGCTCCTGCTGTTTATCATCCGCCCCTGGCATTACAATGATTGCACCCGGCGTCGCGTCATTGAAGAAAAACTTCTTTTGGAACTTGGCCGCATATTCATCAATCTCAACCTCATCCGCAAGGGGCTCCGCCTGCCCCAGGCCTCTTCGGTATGGATCGAGAGGGTTTAGGTCCTTCATTACAAAAACATCATCAATCGGCACATCCATTACTCCGCCATCGGCCGCCCGTATCCGATAATATGGGAAACCTTGATATGGCGTCATTTGAACCCAATGTGTCGGTACCGGCCACAGTTCTGCTGGATATCCATTGTCATATCGTTCGATGATGAAATACCCCTCGCCTTTCAGCAGGAGATAATCGCTTTGCAGCTTCCAAAGTGCACTTGCTGTAAACTCATATAACGGATTTGGCCTGGCCCAAAAATCCAGGAAGGGATGAACAGTCAGTTCTTTCTTGTCCCCGTTCTGGTCAATCCGATATAGTTTCCCTTTCACATATGCTAAATCTGAGGATATCTTATCAATAACTGCCATCCTCGGATTCTTTCCGAACGTGTCCATCCATTCTGCTGTATTTCTGGTCGGTGGAGAAGTATACCTCGGAACCATATTATTATCTGAACGGCGTTCAAAGTAATCCCTGCGGCGCCGTTGTCTAAAATTAAAAATTCCCATATTAATCACCAATTCACAGTCCATTCGTTATTAGGTTCATATAATGCCAATGCAAGTGCATCGGCAATATCGGGAGAAGTCAGCCCGCGTTTCTTCATGGATTCTTTTCGTTCAAGCTCCAGTTTTCCGTCTTTATTTACCGAATAGCGACGGTTGCAGAGCTGCGATACCAGTGTATCGTCATCGGGGAGTTGCAACTTTCCCTCTTGAAGATACTTTCTCACTTTCCCCCACATGAGGCCAGTACTGTTGCTATATTCCACGGGGTCATTATCGTCAACTTTTCCTCCAGAGCCTCCAAAGTGACACTCAATAATCTCCAGGTCCAGTTTCGGAACATTCTGGCATTCATTCCACCGATTTCCGTCCTCCGGATTTATGCCGGCTCGTCGGCATCGGTCATACCATATTGCATCTATTATCTGGTCACGTTGATCATATAGATTATCGTAAACGCCAACCCCCAGTCCATCACAGTCAACTTTAACCCGGATGGCCGCGTCCGGATAATCCATGGCAAACTGTTTTATCATAATGACAACATACCCTGCTATCTCAGTTGTGCGGTTATGATGGTATAGCTCATATGGTAATGATTGTTTCTTGTCTATCAATGGATACAGCGCGGAACTATCGTCACCATAACGTGCCACATCCACACCAATGTCAATCTGTCCTCCTGGCGCATATACCTGGAGCTTTGCAGCTTCCTCGCACCATTCCATTGCAATCAGGCTATCCGGCGTGGATTTAGGAAACTGTCCTGCAACGCGGACCCTAAACACATCACTATCCTCTCCGAACATATCAATAATCTTTTGTACGAATGTCCTTGATACGTGCTGGCTGTCGCGTCCGTCCACATGAATCGCACTATATTGTTCCCGATTGCGATGATGGCTGTCGTAAAAGAATCCAGCCAGGCGGGTCGGATTCCCCATCATAAGCAGCTTGGCATCCTCTCCTGTCATAGCACCTAAGACCGGCTCAAATACTTTGTCCGACACGCCGGATGCTTCGTCAATGATATAAAGGACATGCTCTGCATGGAACCCCTGTAATGCCTCTGGATTAGTTGCTGTCCGTGGAACCGCGAACCATTCTTCTGGATGGCCTTGCATATAGAGCTTTTCCTTGGTCCATATAAGATCATCGCGTAATGCAGGATTATTCCTCATCCATTTGCTGATTTCAGCCCACAGGACGTCCATCAATTGGTGCTCTGTAGGGGCGGTACATGGAATCTTAGGAAACGGCCTGGTACACATATACCAAATTACAGACCATGCTTCCACGGCACTCTTGCCTATACCATGGCCGGACCGTACTGATGTCATCGGATAATCACGCAGGCTTCTCAAGATGTCTCTCTGCTTCTCGTCCGGTTTTGCCCGTATGACATCCTCGACAAAATATATAGGATTATCCGCATAAAAAAGAACGGCATCACTCCCCAGCATCTGCTTCCCCTTTCCTTTTCTTTTCCTGGCTCCTCCGCCATTCATATGCATCCACAATGCTTTGGGCCAGTTTCTGTTGACCTGCGGTTCCCAGGCTCATATGCTCGGCCAGCCACTTCATGGCTGCCATTGCGTCATAAAGCTCAATGCTTGCACCATCCTTCCCCAATTTCACTTTTTTTATGACATGCCCGTTTACCTCAGATGATTCCTTGAACTTTACATAATTAACTTCCTTCGTTATCGGCTCTCCGGTCTCTTTATCTGTGATTGGCCCAAAAGCCCCGATGGCCTGGATTTCCTCGCGACCAAATGTTACATAATCCGTGATGTTAGCTCTCGCCACATCTAAATGCCATTGAAATATGTCATGCTCATCGAAAAATAACGACTCCAAACGTTCTTTTTTGATTCGGTCAACTTCGGCTTTAATCTTAGCATTTCTTAGCAGACGTGAGGCATTAACCATTGCTGTCTGGTAACTACAGTCATATGCCTTCTGATATGCGACTGTAGCATTATCTCCATAAGCACAGTACAGGCAGAAAAGTTGTTGATTGCTGTTGAGTTCAGTATTTACACTCATCTGTTCAGCAGCCTCTGCAGCTTTTATTTTCTCCGCCTTATTTTTTCTGGAACCATGTTTGGAACGTTCCGTATTTTTTTGGAGCGTTCCATTTAATCGGTTTTCCCAGTTATCTTTTGATTTCCATCCTCGTATTGTCCCGGGCGGGAGCTTTAGTTGACTTGCAATCTCAACCAAATCAAGGCTTCCTCCACTTTTCCTGTACAACTCAAATGCCCGGTCCCTGTTGGGGTCTCTGGGTCTTGGCATCCATCACCACCTCTCATTCATTTGTTTTTTCGAAAACATATTCAGATAACTGAAAATTAAATGAGCCGCGAACCTGTGACGGTCCGTGGCCCCGGAGAGTGTATCAATAATTTTTAATAATCAATTCTTTGTATTTCCTGCTGCCGTTCTTGCTTACAAGATTATCTTGCCTCTCTACTTCAATAATTACAAATCTGTCATACAATTCCCTGATTTCCGGGCAATCATTATACGACAAGATAAACCTTCCCTTAATATGTTTCAGGCTCTCTTTGAGACGAATATGGTCCTCCGGTTGGAATCTATCTGGATAATATTTTTCTGCATCGTAATATGGAGGGTCAAGGTAGAAAAGAGCTTTTTCCCTGTCATATGTTTTAATCAATTTCCCAAAATCATTATGCTCAATAATTACTTTGTTCAGTCTTGCGGATGCTGCTTTAATAAGCTCAATGGCATTCTGCATGTTATGACTTCCGCATATAAAGGAATGTAATTTTGTCCCAAAACTCTCTTTTATTGCAATCCAAAAGCGCGCTGCCCTTTGTATATCCGTAAGTCCTCGCACCGGCTGTATTGCATCTAAAAACATTTCCCTGGACATCAATGTCCCATCAAGCTCTTTTTGCAACGCGTCCGGGTGATATTTGACTATCCGAAACAGATTGACTAACTCCCCATTGATATCATTATATACCTCCATCTTTGCATAGCTCTCCTTGTAAAACAAAAGCCAGGCAGCGCCGCCGAATACCTCTATGTATCGGTCAAATGTACCTGGCTCAGGAAACTGTTCCAGAATTGCCTTGCGTAGTAGCTTCTTGCCACCAATCCAACTTATAAAACTATCCATATGTCACCTTTCCTTACATTGTAGTATCCTCGTAGGAAAGTCCTGTCGGGTAAATGACCATAAATAAAGCACTCAGCCTTAAACTGAATGCTTAAATAGCGAGGATGGGATTTGAACCCATGGCCTCAGGGGTATGAACCTTGCGAGCTGCCAGACTGCTCTACCTCGCATCAATACGTACCTGCATCTAAGTATCTGAATTCAGATACCCGATGCGCCAGTACGGTATATGAAGCAGTGCTTTACACCACTTCCAGTTTACACTATAACATTTCAAAAACGAAAAATGTGAAATTAACGAAATTATTTATGCAGCGCTCATAAAATTGTTAAATTCCATTCTGACACTGTCTGCGGTTGCCTTTCTCCCCAATCGTGCAGCTACCTCCCCCCACGTTTTTTCTTCAAAAAATTTCATCCTAATAATCCTCTGCATTCTCTGAGGAATAGTATTCATCCAAGCTTCTACCTGAAGCTTTATTTTCTCTGCATCTTCTTTTCGAAGTTTTAGCAACTCTTCCTCCTTTTCTAGGTAACTTGGATGTTCTATGAAAGAGTAGGGAAGTCCTTCGATATGAAAGTTCTGCGCTGCATAAGGAAATTCATGCATGGATCCTTTTACGGAATCCTGTACAGGTAGTTTTCTACGTTTCTTAAGCCTCGTAATATCTTCTTCTGTCTCTTTGATTAGTTCGCAGGCATCTATATATTGACTTAATATATGCTTTTCCATCGGCATCACCTCCCCAGCCTTAAAAACCTCTGCCTCTCCTTATCCCATTCCTCTGCCAGGTCGGCACTTATCGGCTCGTCTACCCGCTCAAACTGGTACCGTTTGCGATATGTCCTTCCCTCCCTTGCATAATTGGCTATCAAGCGGGGGTATTGGATGCTTAATATGACGGCCAATGCTGCTATTGGATACCTTCCAGCATACTCCCCCTCGTCATATAAGTCATACATTACGACCTCTCCCATGAAGCATACTCCTTTCTACGATGCATACATATCGTATTCATACCGTATCTTTGACATATGGTTCTTTGCGTATATTCTGGTTGTCTCTATGGATGCATGGCCCATCAGGTCGCTCAGCGATTCCAGCGGCATTCCCTTATTAAGCGCATGTGTGGCAAATGTGTGCCTCAGAAGATGTGGGAATACCCTCTTTTCGATTCCGGCCTTCTTTGAAATCTCTCTGACGATATTCTCCATGGCATTCTTTTTGATTCCCTGATGCGGAGCCCTCACAGAAATCACCACCGGCCCCTCCCGCCTTCCATTCAGATATTTTTCCAGGTATACTAATAGGCGGTCAGAAAAGAACACAGGCCTCTCCTTTTTTCCTTTGCCTAATACAATCACCGTCTTTTGCTTCATGTCAATGTTCTCTACCCTCATGCCGGCCACTTCTGATACCCTGCATCCGGATGCCAGGAATAGCTCAAGCACCACATTGTCTCTCATATTTTCTCCGCATGCAACTCTCATGCGCTCCACTTCCTGCTGCGTCAATGCTTCCCGGACCTGCGCCGTATACTTAATTGTGTCCACCGTGGCCATGGGGTTTTTTATTATGTATCCGCGCTTGTGCAGAAACGTAAAGAATGAGCTGGCTATCAGACGTTTATGATTCTTGGTGCTATCCGATATTCCATTTGTCTCTGCATAAAAGTTCAGGAAGTTCATGATGTCGAAGTCCTGGATCTTGTCCACTGGTTTCCCCAGATAGCACAGCATATCCCCCAGGAACTTGCTGTATTGGTCAATGGTACTCTTTGCTTTATTATCAAACCGCATCTTAGCGATGTATATTTCCAGTTCGGGAAATCTCAATACTCCTGTGCTTAACTGTGTGTTTCGTTTGGCCACTTCGTAATCGCTTAATACGGATGCAAGGGCCGTATCAACCATCTGTAATACCGTTGTGTCCACATTGTTTGACAGCCTTGCTATCAATTCGTCCTTTAACTTATTTTCATCCATTTGTAACTCACCTCGTTCAATACATGCCCCGAGTTTTTTCGTCGGCGGCTCCCCCCTCTGCAGGGGAGCCATGTATTCCCTGTATCTCTATTTTATTTTTTCTTCCAAAGGTTAGTATGTGAGCTTAATATCTCGTGATACGGCCTTTTTCGCACCCCCATCAACACGCTCATCCCTTCCGGCACCGCTTATATGTTCTTCAAATTTTTTATGTATAGCATCAGCAATCTCATCAACGTTTCCATTGTCTTTGCACTTCATATTAGCTTTTAAATCTATGTTCTCAGGCCTTCCTGTGGCCATCTCACGTATGTATTTGTGTGGAACATTACAATTCACTGCATTCATTACAATCTCGGCCTTGGTACTCTCCCGCATAAGTCTATAGAAATCTGAAAAAGTCACTTCTACTCTGTCCTCTTTTGCAAATGCATCTAAAATAGTTCCCATATAATTTTCCTTTCTTTCTCTGTTTTACAAAATGTCAGTTTTCCTGTTTTAAAAGATTCTGAATCTCACGGATATGCCGCCGAATATCTCCGGTCTTTTTAGGTCCCAAGTCAACGCACATGTCGTCCACGGCTTCTTGAAGATTGGCAGCCATACTTGATAATTCATTTTCTGGATAATACTTTTTTATTGTAACGCTATCTGCTGAGGCATATATTTCCATAGGTGTTCCTTCGTTTATTCCTAACTTCCTCCTTATTTCCTTCGGCAGCACTATCCGCCCCAAATAGTCCACCCTACGTACAATTCCTATTCCATTCATATTTTATATTCCTTTCTCCGGTTCTCCCGAAAATGTTAATTTACACGACTATTCCACCGTGCTATTGTTTCTTCTTTACTTCTATCATGCCCCGCTGTGCAGTCACAACCAAAATATGTTTGGCATTGTGGGCAAGCTACTATGTATATGTTCCCATAGCATTTCGTCAATGTCGGGAATTCATTTCCACAAAATGGACAAGGTTTTAATTGTTCCATCTATGCTCCTTTCCTCCGGATAGCCCGGCCTCCTTCCTTGGTTTTCAAAATAACGATATAGTGGATGTGCGCCAGACCGGACCCCCTGGCCGTATGGTCCTCCATTATCTCTCCATAGGCACATCCGCTGCTGGTCTTACTGGTTGTGCATACACCAGAGCCATGCCAGCTATCTTTATACAGTCTCGGTCCTGCGAATCAGGTCCCGGTATGCGTTGCTGTGTTATAAGCGTTACACGGGCATCTGGTATGGACAAGGGCTTCCCAGGTGACACCGGTCCACAAGCTCCTCCGCTTCACCGCTCTCCAGCGCTTTAATAGCCATCTCATAAGCCTGTATCTGTTTCTCCGCCTCTGCTATAAAACCTATCTTGTCAGGTATCGTGTTTCCGACAATTCCAGTGCGTACCATTTGCGCCCATCCCTTATCTGTAGTTTGGTAGCGGTATGTATTAATGTGCTCCTGTAATATCGCAATTGCTCCTTGTCTATCTATCATCCATCTACCTCCATGCGCCACTCAACATCCCATTTGATTCTCTGCCCACAGTGTCCACAATATGGATAATTTGAATTGACCCCTTCACCACAAGATGGGCACAATCCGATATTCTCTTTGTCTTTAATAAAACACCTTTCATCCTCTGGTTTTTTTGCTATCTGTTTCTGTAGAGCTGATATGACAGCCTCAACATTTTTCAGTGGTATATTCTTAAATGACTTAACCTCTTGGCATCCCATCAATTTTGCATTTTCAACTACCATTGACAGGTCTTTCGCGATTCCTTCTTCAATCATCCCTCTGCCTCCTTATATGGCTCCGGTAATGGCATCCATGCCAGCACGTCCAGTTTATCCCACCCGTCAGTAAATGATGCTCCGTTCCAAAATGCCCTAATCACACAGTCTGTAGTTTTGACAGACACTAAATATATCTCCAATGGCTTGTTATCATATATTGGATTCTCTTCTGGTTTCTTTGGGAGCCGTTCCGAAGCGGGAATCCACGCATCGCCCAGGGCCGCAATAGCTTCCATTGCACGCCAAACTCCATTAGCCGCTTCCTGGTCATGTTCTTCTCTTTTTATGCGCTCATACAGTCTTGCTAATGTGTCGATTGCTTTTTCTTTTTCCAAATATTTTTTCATTCTCGTTCCTCCGCTAAATCTTAATTATCGTGATACCATCCAAATGGACACTGACTAATAGGTTCGCATTCATCAGAGTCTTTGCAGCATGTGTAGCAGCACCCATCAGGGTTTTCATTGCAGTTTTCAAGGCATTCTTTACAGGTTCCGTAAGGTTCTCCATCTCCGCCCATGGTTCTTAATCCGGCACATAAGCCTTCTTCCATCCCTGGATATTCAAATTTGGTCATATAGCAATGAGCAATCGCATCTTCAATCCTTTTTTCATCTGTCTTTATCTTTTTGTATGCCCAATCCAAAAGCATGAGCAAATCCGCTCTTGTTGTCGCATTATGAGTTTCCAGACTTAACTCCCGCTCTATCAAACCCATCTTTTTTTCGTACGGCAACCATTCAAATCTTTCTTTGTCATACTTCATTCCTCTGCCTCCTTATATGGTTCCGGTAATGGCATCCAGGCCAGCACGTCCAGTTTCTCCCACCCGTCAGTAAATGATGCTCCGTTCCAAAATGCCCTAATCACACAGTCTGTATTTTTGACAGACACTAAATATAGTTCTAATGGCTTGTTATCATATAGCGGATTTTCTTTCGGTTTTTCCGGCATCCGCTCTTTTACGGGAGTCCACTTATGTATCAGCCCTTCTATTCCCTTCGGATTCACACCCGTATTCTCATAATCCATAAGTGTTTCCCGTAGGTCTGCCATTGCCCACATAAGGCGGTATACCAATGCAGTGCGCCCATTCGGGTCATTGATGCCATATTGCAGGTCATCCATTAGGATAATATCCAATATCTCATTATCATCCGGCAGTTTGCTTGCCCCCTCTGCCACGCTGAATCTGCGGATGAAGTCCCGCAGATCCATGTCTGAATCATAATCTCTGTACCATGCCCACCTGTCCTTTGCGTACATGCAATTATGTGCCAGCTCTACCATGTTCATTTCACCGGCCGGCTTTTCCGTCGTCATTCTTTTCATCCCTCTGCCTCCGTTCAATTCTTTAACCACACCTTTTCGGCATCCAGAACACAGTAACATCCGGCCTTTATGTTTCTATCCTCAATCCACTTTTCTATTACTTCATTCAGCACATTGTCCAAGGCCGCTTCATCCTCGGATGACACATCAAAACCTTCAGCAGCTGCTCCGCATTGTTCATACAAGTCCTCGCTGATAGCCTCAATAACGTCGCTTGCTGATATTCTCGGCCATCTCAGCGTGCATTCCGTGCATGTGCCTATGTATACATATGGCGCGTTTGGCCCCTCCTCTCTTGCTGCTTTTATAGCCTCTTCTTCCGAATCAAAACTACCTCTGAAATTCTCTTCATTCCAGCTGTAACACCATTTATCCTTCATGAATCGTTTTCCTCCTTCAGTCCTTTGTATGATTCTATCCATTGTGGCTCTATGCAAAAACATCCTTCGTGTTCATATTCATTTGATTCCCAGGCCACTTCAAATCCTTCCCGGTCGCCAATAAATACCCCTGTCATGCTATCCTGTTCCATCATATAGGCAAGTTCTTTGTCCTTGTTTCTATCGCACAATCCAAGAAAAACATATTTTCCTTCCATGGCTGTGCTTTCGACAACATAGGCATTCTCTCCGTCCATATATTCAGCTATGCCTTTCCATAACTCATAGTCGGAATCTTCTGGATTATTTTCATCAAACATGTGGGCTGTAGCCAGTTTTGCTATCTTTATCATTCCTCTGCCACTCCCATTCGTTTAAGCTGCCTTTTTAGTTTCTCCTCAATTCGCTTTGCAAGCGGTCCCTCTCCAAAACCAAGAAGGTACTTTAACTGCCACAGCATAATTAAGGTATCGGCCATCTCGTCCAGGACTGCATCCTCCGCCTCTGCTATCTGCCTGTCATTTCCTCCAAAGTTACGTTTTCTCCATAGCTTATTGATTGCCTGGGTAAGCTCCGCCATTTCTTCTATGCACTGGCGGCTCTGAGGCTCATATCCGTACCTTTCAGCAATCAATTCTATTTTCTTTTCTATGGTCATCCCTCTACCTCGTGCGCTTTCATCAGCATCCTGTATGCTTCAAGCGCCATTGTGTGGCTGGTATATTTATAAGGCTCGTTTTCCAGCCAATGTCTGCCAAACATTTTTAGCTTATCTTCCTCCAGGCTTATCATGGTCTTTAATATGGATTTATCATATGTGTCCACCGGTTTGGTTTTCTTTGGAGGATACATCTTGTCATATTCCGCTTTTATCCGGTCAAGCTCTACAAACATAATGGCTCTGCCTTTTTCTTCAAAACGTATATAACAGAATCCATCGTACGCGGCCCTGTACTCTCCTCCCGCGGCCTGAAAGATAATGGGAAGGATTGGATCCCCCGGAACAAGGTATCCTAATTTGTGTAGATTCTTCAGATATGCTCTGACTATCCCTGACGCTTTCACTCCATACGCGCCATCCGAAGTGTTCATTTCTTCCAGAGAAAATACCGGTACGTCATTAATATATTCCTTCATTTTCTTCTCTCCTCTTCAGCTTTAGTATTGATACCTCATAGGCAGTACGCAGCTCAGTTTCTGTCTCGCTGAGTCTTTTGATGTATCCCCGGCTCTGTACGCGGCCCCATGTCTCTATCCTGGTTCCCACCTCGAATCCGGAGGCACGGCGTGCATTGCGCCCCCAGCAGATACAGGGGATATAGTCCGATTTGCCGTATGGACGGTTTACGGCCAGAAGGATGTCCGCTATTTCCTTTTCACGCGGAGTTTTCCTGTAGACAGGCGGCTTGCAGATATAACCGTCCAGGAATATCTGGTTGTTTTTTGTGCAATCCATTGGAGCGGGCGAGGTCAGATGGAGCTCTCTTACAAACACAGACAGTTTCAACCTACTTCTGATTCCTTCGTGTTGGTTATGAGAGCGGAACTGACCCGTGCACTCCACGGTATGGCCGGTATAGTCTTTATGTACATCTATCATGTTTTCGGATACCATTAATGGGATGGTGTCTACCTGTCCGCTGAGCCGGTTGACAGCCACATCCACCATATAAAATCCTTCTCCGAACACTTCGTGGCTGAAGGTGAATTCGGAAGCAATCTCCCCCACCATGCTTACCTTGTTGTTTCCTGTTTTATTTAACATATTGTTTGTCCTCCATTTGTATTTTTAATCAAGAGAATGGCAGCCCTTCATCCTCGATTCCATCCGGAATGCTCATAAATCCGTCCCCGATGTCTGCGCCCTGGACCTGTCGCTGCTCCGGACCTCTGCCCGACGCTCCCTTGCTGTCCGCGAACTCCTGGTCATCCAGTATGACCTCCGTTGTGTATACCTTCCGTCCCTCCTGGTTCACATAGCTTCCCGTCTGTATCCTGCCCGATACAAGCACCCGCATTCCCTGACTGAAATACTTCTCGGCAAACTCAGCAGCGCGGTCAAATGCAACGCAGTTGATAAAATCGGCTGTCTGCTGCTCCGCGTTGTCCTGGCCCCTGCGGCCCCTCCTGTCCACTGCAAGGGTGTACCTTGCGATGGCCATGGAGCGCTCCCCCTGGGTGTACCTTATATCCGGGTCTTTGGTCAGCCTTCCCATTAGTATGACTCTGTTCATCTTCTCCTCCTGTTCTTCTTTGGCCCAAAAATGTATTCATATTCCGATATGTAGCCGGCCGCGGTCTTAAAAACTGTCTTATACCAATACAGCCCCTGCTTGTCCCTGTACAGCAGGTAGGTCCGGTCCCCTGACTGTTTCTTTCCGATGTATTCCGCCGGCCCGGCCTCTTCCGGCATGCTCTCTATGGACATGGCGGTTTTCATAGCCTCTGCCGTTTCATCCTGCTTTTCCAATCCTTACCACCTTCCAAAAGTCCCCGGCAGGGAACTCATAATCATCATTAATGGTGTATATGGTTTCCCCTTTCACCCGGCTTACGGATACTTTCTGGACCTTAACCTCGTAGTCCTTTTTCGGGCAGTTGTCCGGGTTGTCAATATCCGGGCATACCTCATATGGATCCGGCTCGTCGCACTCATAGCACTGTATCCGGTCCCGGAAGCGGATGGTTCTTCCAATCAGGTCCTCGCAGGTCATCGTCCGAAAGGAAGAAGAATCCATCTTTTTCCGGCTCGGATACCGTTTCCTCCTGCTCATCCTCCTCGTCAAGATAATAGCGCCCAAATATATTAAAAAATTCCTGTCTTGTGTGTGTCCGCTCAAATGCGGCCTGCCCGATTTTATGCAGCTTCTCTGCCTTTTTCGCATCCGCGTGCACCCCTTTCTTGTTGTCCGTGTGGCAGGTTTTGCACAGGTGGACGGTCAGACCGTACTTTTCTGACCACTTCCTGTTTGCTCCGCCAAATATATGATGCTTTTCCAATGGCCCTCAGCGTTCGCATAAAAAACATTGGGTGACGGGTTCTGTCTCAATCACGCTCTTCATCCTGCAGCATCTCCTTTATGATTTCTCCCAGGCGTGCAATGTTCCTTTGGGTCTCCCTGGCATATTCCATGGTTCCGGTCCGCATCCACTGCGTTACTTCATCCGCCAGCCGGCAGCCTTCGTCCCGCAGGCTTTCCATTGGCTTTATGACCTGGGTGCCGTCGTGGCAGGTGATGTATTTCTCCGGGACGACTCCCGGATAATCCTCCACTTCCATCTGCACTGCTTCCTGTGGGCTGTTTGGCGTGTCCTCTTGTGGCTCCGGCATCGGGAATGCACCTGTCTCCTGGGGTTCGTCCGGTTCTTCCCCCGGCGCCTCTTTTGGTTCCTCTTGTGGCTCCTCTTTTGGCTCCGGCGCTGCCTGGGTTTCCGGTTGTACCGGTGCAACTGCCTGCTTTTGGGCTGCTGCTTCCCTCTCCTGGCGTTCCTTGTCTTTCTGGATTCTCTGCGCCTCTGTCCGACGGGCCTTCTCCCTCTCTTCGGCCTCCTGCGCTTTCCGCTTTTCCTCCGCCTTTCTTTCCGCTTCGGCCTTCCTCTGCCTCTGGGCTTCCTTTTCCTCCTCCGCCGGCGGATAGGGCTCCTCATACAGCGCGTTCCAGCAGGCCTCCGCGGTTTCCTCCGTGATAAGGCGGTGCAGGATACCCTGCAGGTCTGTCCAGGCAAATTCTTCCTTGTCGTTGGTCCTGACGTTCATCAAGATAAGAGGCTGGCTCTTTCCTGATATGGTCAGCATCATTTTCCCCGTCCCCGGAATTCTGGCCATCTGTACGGCGTATCCGGATGGGGCAAGCAGGTCCATCAGGTATCCTGTCATATGCTCTCCGTCCATCTCCACAGCCTCACAGAATCCCTGCAATGACTTCGGGTTGTCATGCATGTACTGATGGATAAAGCGGCTTAAGTTGCTGTCCATGGTTTCCTGGGTCTCGTCAGGCTCCTCCATCAGAATCTCCAGGTCTGTCACGTTCTTTTCTTCCTGGATTTCTTTCTTAATCTTCTGAATGTCGGGCCGGGACAGCTTCGGGGAAAGAATCTCAATCACCTCTGTCGGCAGGGTCAGTATCTCTCCCAGCTTTGCCACTCCGTATCCCTGATACCGCTCCTGGAGCTGGTCTGAATAGCCATCCACAGAGAACCGTTTATTGATATTAACGAACCGCGATGTCTGGCTCTTGTCCAGCCGGTACTCGTTCCAGGCAAATTCTTCCATGGTTGCGTATCCGGATTCCTTCAAGATGTCCGTATCCGTGGCCACCCGGAGCATGTATCCGATCCGGACGAACCCTAACTCTGTCCGTTTTACCTCTGCGTCGAATGCCTCTTTGTATGTTTCATAGCTTGCATATGTACCACCTTTTAATATTTCATCCATCTTATACGGCCTCCATGAAATCTTCCTCCAGGCCCTTTAACACCCTGGTGTTGTTCTTTTCTTTCAGTTCGTCTATGTTCTTCTGACGCTTGATTTCGCTCTCCCTGGCCAGTCTGTGGTCCTCCTCCGTCAGGCGCTTCCGGATAACCTTCTGCCATTCTCTCAAAAATCCTCTTATCTCTTCAATGCCCGGCTCCTCGTCAAAATGGGACCGGTGCTGCCGGATGGTTCCGCCCGGCTCCACCTCGATGGTGTAGTATGGGATATCCGGTTCAGCTCTCCTGCGGAGAAAACAGATATAGGTCTCCCTGTACATAATGCGCTCGTAGTATCTCTCACTGGAGCCCGCGCAGTGATGCAGGGCATTTCCTTCTGTAGCAATGTCAATCAGGCGCCGGGGTACAATCATCATGTAATCCTCATTCTGGTACTCATATTTATCTCGGATTTCCTCCAGGACTGCCTCTGCCCCCGGATACTTCTCTCCCATCTTCCTGGCCACTTTTTCATTGGCCTCCTTGTCCCTCTCCAGCTGCTCCAGCATTCTCTGTTTCCGGATTTCCTCCACCGCTTCGTCGTGACGGCGTTTCAGTTCTCTGGGCCGGTATACCATTTCGTCCGCCGTATCCTTATTCAGATTCCGGCACATGTCCAGATAGTCCGCCCATTGTTCCAGGACTGCCCTTGCACTCTTTCCGGCATATCCCTCTGCCTGCTGGCGTTTCACGTAATTCATGACCTGCCTGGGCGACATTTGGGCTTGGATAAAGGATAGGCTCATCCTATCTACGTTCTCGGATGTAAGCCACTCCAGCGTTTCCTGGTCTATCTTCTTTTCTGACTCCTCAGACCAGCGCATCCACCGCAGGGTGTCCTCCCCTCCGTCACATTCCCGGATACGGTTGATTATTTGTCGGTCGGAAAGCCGGAATACCTCTTCAATGGTTTCTCCGTCCTTGAATAGCAGTCCTGCATACCCACCATTCCAGCAGTTTGTGTGTCTGGCCGTCTCCTTCAGCAGCCGGTTAAAGCGGCCCTTGAAGAGATATTCCACCACATTTACCAGGCCTTTATCTCCTTGCGCACTCATCAGCCGGTTATACTCCAGTTTCTTCCCGGCCTCTGCCATCTGGCGAAATGTCCTTTTCCAGGCCTCATAGCAGGTTCCCTCCAACGCGGCCTCAATCCCTTCCGGATACAGGTATTCCTCGGTCATTCTTCGGTTGGACGGATTTTTAATGTCGAAGCAGCCTCGGTTATCCCAAGGATAATTCCACTCAAACCCCCGGTCGGACTGGTTATAGTAAATGTCACATGCAAGTTTTTTGTGGTTTCGGAGCGGGAATACGCGCACCGCTTCCGATATTTCAATTTTGTGCCCCCGTCCTTCCCATGTGATTCTTATGTCTAAATGCCTCACCACGCTCCTGTCACTGTCTATATTCTGCATGACGGCGGCGTTCGTTTTTAGCTGTATGGCATGGGTCCGTGTTTTTGCCTGTATGGTTTTTCCGCAGTAGGGGCATGTTATATGGTCATTGTGTCTTGCCTTTTTTCCGTCCTGCCTTTTAAATTTCCCGGCGTTTCCACCCTTTCCGCAGGCCGTGCAGCTCCATCGTTCGGAATCCTTGTCATAAAAGGCATAATCCTGGTCCCCTGATGCCGTCTTGACAATCCATTCGTTAAAATCTTCCGGGAGAGGAGGGATTTTGTCCATCAGGTTCCGGATGCGCTCCAGACGGCGGCTCTCCTTTGACTCCCTCTGGTTACTGCTGTAATCATTCTCTCTGAGCCGGATACGGGCTAGTGGCTCCATCCCGTCGAAACGCTCCGGCAGCAGTTCCTTTATCAGCTTCACATCGGCCTCCGAATGGATGGGTATGGTTCCATCCAGGCTGTAATACCAGTAATGCGTCGCATCGTATTCGCACAGGGTCTGGAGCTTTGTCTGTCTCCATACGCCGTCCTTGGTATAATAGGCCTCATATTCTCCTGTTATGGTGTTCATGCAGTACCGGCCAATCAATTCCCGGTCTTTCCAGTAATTCAATATCAGGATTTGCTCTACGGCCTGAGCGGTCAATACCGCCCCGTCCTGGTCCGGCCGCACCGACTCTGTTTTTAATACGCTGCTCCGTTTCATCCCTCTGCCTCCTTCGGTTCCCTGCCCTCCAGGGTGTACCATGTATTCGGTTTTATGGTTCCGTTTACCTTAAACAGCCTTGCTTCCTCAATCACGCCGTTTACTTCCCGGATCAATCCCAGGACGCTGCCGGCCGCTCCCTTTACTTTGGGATATGGACCACGGGCAATTGCCATGCTTCCCTTTCCCATGGCTACTGCTTTATCTCGTTTGACGCTGCAGCACTGCATGTCCATCTCCCACTCCCGGAGCGGATGCTTAACCATATACATCATGGCATGTCCGACCAGTTCCCTGAGGGACAGCTCCTTTAACAGGGTGATTTCCGTACAGGCCAACTGGGTATCGGTTCCTCCCAGTTCATCCAGGCTCCCAGATGCTTCCACCAGGAAATATCGGTTTCCGTTCCCCAACGGATACCACCGCAGGCATTCCAGCGGGTACTCGGCGCAGTGGGCGCCTGAATTCCGGCATTTGGATTTGCTTTCCTTTATGGTTTTTCCTATCTCGTACTGGAATCTGCCTCTCCCGCAGGTGCAGGTCAGGTCCGCGTTGAATCCTTTGTATGCAAGCATCTTATTGCTCCTTTCCCATATAATATTCCGTGATGATTTTCTTGGCGCGGCCCATCCCGGGTATACCCAGTGTTACCTTGTAATTGATTTTGACCGCCTTTAGGATGTCGCTGTCTACCGGATGCTGGTTCTTCATGCTCCATTCCAGCAGGGCCGCGATGCAGCCCTTCAGGCTCTTTCCTTTCCGCCTGACGGCCACGGCCATCTCCGGTTCCTCTGCGCACCTCAGCTTGATGTACTGCAGCCAGTCCTCCATGATTTCGTACGGCTTCAGTTCCTTTGCCTCAATGTCCAGTTTTCCGTAGGCTGCCATGAGCGGGGTCACAAAGGCTGCCACACATCCGTCAATAAAGTCCATGGCGTCCTCCTTGTCTATCCCGTTTTCCTCCGCGATGGCAAGGATGGCCTCGTTGTCTCCTTCCTTCCTCTGCGTCGCTGCTGCCCGGTTCATTTCGTCCGCGCTGTCAAATTCTCCAAATTTATCAAACATCCCGTTTCGCCTCCTCTATGTAAATTTCTCTTACCGTACTGGCGGAGATTCCCACCAGGCAGGATATCTGCGCATAGGTCATACCCATGTTTCTGAATGTCATAATTCGGCCCGCGTATTCCTTCCTGTTTATTCTGCGGCGGCCTGGGGCTTTTACCTCTTCAGGGCAGCTGTCGCTGGAGCATGGTATCCCCATTTCTTTACGCATCCGCGCCAGTTCCCGCTCCAGCTGCTTCTGTGTCATACGGTTTAACTGGATGGCCTCGCCCCATGTCATACTTGTCTCATATGTGTTTCCCCTTACTCCGTGATAAGCCATGGTGACGATGTGTCCATGCGGTTTGATGACTGACATCTTTTCCAGGATGACTTCATCGTTACCCCTCCGACGCGGCCTGTAGCAGTACAGCCTGTCCCCTTCTTTTATCCGGCGTTTAAATGCCTCTACTTCGAGCGGTTCAATGCCGCCCTTTACTTTATCGTTTCCCGGCTTTCCCCCAGTATTTACTCGGTCTGGCCGGGATTCTTCCTGATGAGATTTCATGTTATCTTCCCTTTCCTAAATTCTGACTGCATCCATTGCCTGTATTCGTGGTGTTCATCCGTAAACAGGTACCGATGCGGGTCCAGCTCCTGAAGGATTTTCTCCCAAAGGTCCGCGTTCTTTACGGGTGTTCCTTTGGCATTCCTCCACTCGTTTTTCTGCCACTGTCTGGCCCAGCTGTTCTGCATTGTGTTGAGGATGTGCTGACAGGTGGTATATATGCGCAGCTCACACGGGCAGTTCAGGCGGCCCAGGGCCTCTGCCAGGGCCGTAAGGGCGAGCTGGTTCTCTGTGGCCCGTTCCATGGCTCCCCGGCCCTCCCTGGTGGCTGGCACCCCGTTCCTGATGCATTCCAGGAGATAAAGATATTCGCCATCCTTCCTGGCCGGTCCATGGAAGGAGATCTCTATGTAGATGTTCACGTCCTGCACTTTCCTTTGCTCCTTTCCGGTTCTGGAAGCTTTACCAGGAGGTAGTACAGGTATTTATACCCAAAATCATTTACCCATTCCTCCACGCTGCCTTTATCGAGATACCATCCTTCAGGCACCGTAATCTCGCCCGCACTAAAGGTTTTCTTCCGCTTCCGATGCTTTTTCATCTCCGCATGTACAAGATTCTTGCTGGGGTTATATCTTCCAGCCTGTTTTCCTCCATAGGTCTTTTGAGTCAGCTCTGAATATTCTATAAAATACCCTGCCAACTTGCGATAATTCCGATCCTTACGCATAGGTTCAAAATGTAGACCACCGTAGGGCCATACATCCTTTATCAGTCTGACATCTATGGGGGAGACCACGATATGTATATGGCTCCCACCCCGGGGGCCCACTTCTGGCACCCATACATATTTGAGTACCTTTCCATTCCGATGATATATATTTCTTAATTTCCGTAGCACTTTAGTTATCTGCGAAATCAGTTCCGCTTTATCCTTTGGCCGGTTCTCTATGGCATAGTTCCAGGTTATGTACCAACAGTCCGGCCCGAAGTTCCCATTCAAATCCAATGTGAGCCTTTGGGCGGCCCTCCGGATATTATTCTTCCGCTGAGATTCCGGGGTTGGTTTTCTCCGCGTATGTCTCTTCCTTATTCCCGGCTCCGGCCTGCTTCTGTCATGATAGCTATAGTGTGCTTCTGTAATCCCTGCTGTCGCTATTTTTTCAAAGTACGGCATACACCTCTCCTGCTTGTCCAAAAGTTAATAAACTTAACAAGTTGTAAAAGCGGTCTGGAACCGCCATATTTCTTGACTTTTTGGTCAACCACAGGTATAATGTATACATAGATTTTTTTGGTCTGTGATTGACCGGCTCCTGAAGCTATTGCAGTGGCTTCAGGAGCATTTTTTATTGTCAATGTTCATCCGGTTCCGGCCCTGCTTCCTCATCGCCTTCCCCTTCCATGAGACGGTCATATTCCTGCTTCCAGGCCATCGTCCTCTCCATCTCTTTTTCCAGATCGTTATGTTCCCCGCCTGCATCTCTGTACTCATCAAACCAGGATTTAAGGTTGTCCCAATGTTCATCCAGCTCTTCCTGATCGTCCTGGTCCTTGACTGCCATTTTGTTTATGTACTGGATAAATTCCCACTCGTATATGGCATCCTCCAATAGCTCCATGTCAATCAGCCAGGCCATGAAGCTCATGTCCCAGAGCGCCGAGAAGCCACATCGGCAGAACCACTGGTTTATATACATCCGTTCGTCGGAACCATTCGTCCCTTCCCCGCCCGTCAGGTCTGCAATAAAATTTTCTATCAATTTATCGACGGTCAGGTTCGCACTTCCTGCCTTCTTACAAAACTGCTCCATATCTTCGTCGGACAGTTCTGTACGAATCCACATCTTGAGAATCTCAACCGCCTCACCGACCTTATCTTCGATTTCCCATCCAATCCACTGGCGGAGCCATTCGGTGTCCCCGGTCCGCAGCTGGTCCAGATACTCCTCATAATACTGACGGTATGGGGTCAACTCCATCGCCGCATAAACCTGCGCTTCCTCCTCATCCATCTTACTCACAGCCAGTCTCGCTGCCCTGTCCGCAATTTCCTCCATCTGTACTTTTGTCATCTTCGTACCCTCCCCTCAAAGCCTCACGCCCATGGCCAACGCCATGACCACGATAGCTACCATCCACATCCCCAACAGCCAGATGACCGCCGGTACAATTCACTTAGCTGCCCTCATGATTGGGCCGTCCCTGCGTCTCCTGCGCCGCTTCACCTCAATCACTCGCTCCATGCCCATGACATGGGTCAGTGCTATGGTGGCCGGTCCCACAAATTCCACACGCCAGCCAGGATACTGGACCGCTGCTCTGGCGCGGATGCGATGCTCCGCAAATGTTTTAGCTCTCATTGGCTTGTCCCTCCTTTCCATGCTTGTCCTACAGGGCCGCCTTTAGGCGGTCTGCTCCTTCTCTTTGTCAGAAAAATAAGCGGAATATATCTTTCCAACTCGGTCAAGGATTTTCTCCCTTTCCTCGGCAGTTTTCACGATGTTGTCATCATAAATTTCTACCGTTCCATTGCCAATCTTGTACTCTGCTACTTTCATATCACCACCCCTCTCTGGTAGATTGTATGTAGTACTGGTTGTACTTGTTTCCTTTATTTCATAGTCTTTACACGGATACCACCTTGTCCGCTCCAGACATCTGCTGTGTCTACATGTCTTACATGTTGTGCTAATATGAATCACCTCTTCGTTGCGTTTTTTCCCCCTCCGGTTTATACTGTACTTACAGGCCCCGCCAGGCTGAGTACAATAAAAAGGAGTTAATTAGAATGTCTGATATTAAGCCATTTCTCATTCCGCCGCCAAAAGATACTTCTGGCCAACATCCATATGTATTCAAGAATGATTTTTATAAGATGTATCCTGCGCCTCGCATTATGACGGAAGGTATGAAATTTCTAAGGTCTATGTCTTATACCCCTTTGCAGGAATGGGTGGACACATATCAAAGGTCACTCACGCCTATTCAGGAAATGTTTAATGAAAATAGGGCTGGTGCGATGGCTTCAGCGCTTAATAATACTTCGTTTTTTTCAGGCTACTTTGAAGATTTCATTTCCCCAGATATCTTTTGTTCAAACAAGAACTGCGGCGCATTTTCCGGAGAACAAATTGGAGTAATGGTCCATCCATTTCTCTCTGAAATCGACAACATTCGTATCCACCCAGATTATGTTGAAATTCCTAAGTCCTTGGTTCCAGAAGATTTTTCTCAAATCACCACCAATGAATCTCTCCAAAATAATGCAAATACCAAGCGATTAAATCGTTCAGACGCTCTTGCTGTTCTAAGTCTCATTCTTTCAGTACTCTTCTGGTTGTTTCCTAGTCCTTTATCTCAGGAGAAGTTACCGGAAGAAATCACATCTCCCCCATTAACAGAGGAGCAAGGGGAACTAATACTTAATTATTTCGACAGAGTATGTGGATATATGGAATCTATTTCCAGTAATTCTAATCAGGTGACTCAAGAGAATGGTTTGCCGCCTTTAAACACTCCACCTGATACTGCAACACCATCTTCTGCAATTCAGCAGAATCATGCAGACTCCTCCACATATGATAATATTCAACCGCCGAAAGCAACTGAATAACCATTGTTATTGCTACAATCCACGTCGTCCAAACTGGAAGACGTGGATTCCTACTTTCTCCCATCCCTCTCACCCCACTTCCTTATTTGCTTATCAATGTGCTGCAGATTTAGATAATCGCGCCTTCATTGTGATACAATTTTCTTGCAGGTCCCCGCCAGGACTAAGTATCACGAAAGGAGGAATGCCTATGTTTCAAAACATTTCAGAGCTTAATGTAGCAATGAAAGAAATCTTAAAAACCATTCAGCAAGGACACGAAATCAAAACTCTTTTTTCAAAATATCCTGATGAATTATCTTTGGATTTAGTCAAGGCTATAAATAACTGTCTATCCAATGGATATTTGACTGGAATAAACTGTGAGGTCGGCAGCCATAATGATGTCGTGATCAATACTCCGAATCCTCAGGTTACATCATTGGGTACTCGCTTTATCTTGGAAAATTAGGATTTCTTTCATCCCGTGGCGTGTGGGTGACTTCTTGAAACCGTAAAATGTCTTTGACGGCCTTAAAGACTTCATCCACACTGCCAACTGGAATCTTTTCTTTTTCCAGTAACAACAAAATTAAATATGCCGTTTTTATTGGATTATGGACGCATATCATAGTTCCATTTTTCTGTTCATGCCATTCTGCCATTCTCCTCACCTCTTTTCCTATTCGTTTTCCAATGTGCTGCTGCAGACTATCCAGCTTTTTTGGCTTCCCGTTCCATGTCTGCTCGCTTTTTCCTCATCAAAAGCGTGTTGGCATCTCTGGTTAGTAGTTCGATGTCAGTCAGTTCAATCTGTTGCAAAATTGTGACCATCCTGTTAATCTCTTGCTCCTTCTGTAATTCCATGTTCAACATATTCTCACCTCACTTTTGTTTTGTTTGAATACATTATAGTATTCTTTTAAAACTTTGTCAATGCTTTTTTGTTGACTTTGAAAACTTTCTGTGCTAAAGTAATAACAAGGAGGTGATGATGGTGAATGAACGTATAAAAGATGTACGTAAATCTTTAAATCTAACATTGGAAGAGTTTGGAAAAAAACTTTGTGTGACAAAATCCACTTTATCCAATATAGAAAATGGAAACCGCAATATTACAGATAGACTAATTCGCGATATTTGCCGAGAATTTGATGTAAGTGAAGATTGGCTCCGAACCGGAGCGGGTGAGATGTTTGAGCAGCTTACGGAGCAGCAGAAAGCAATGAAGTATACAGCAAAGCTTCTTAAGGATACAGATTTCATCGTAGCCAACGCCATAAAGAATTTCATTGTTACATATGAGCAGTTGGATGATACAAGCAAGAAGGTTTTGGAAGAAGTGGCTCTCAGGTACCTTGAAAATGCAAAAAGGGGCCAGTAATCACCGGCCCAAGCATTTTTAAAATAGGTAAGTTTTTATGAACACTTCGATTTCCTTGAGCTGGTCTATATCAGCTCGTTGTAGTAATCCTAAGATAGACTTAATGATTTGGCGTTTAGATTTTACATTGTTCATATATGTACCACCCTTTCCCTGTAGCCGTTATAACGACTATTTTACTATTTGAACGTGATGTCTGTTGAAAATCCTCGAAATATGTAGTTTTGTCCACTATTGTGGACAAAGTCCAGGATTCAGCGTTTTACTTTCACCGAAAACAGTTTTGCAGGCGGCACGCCTAATGCCAGGGAAAGGAGGCACATGGTATGCAGAGTGGGCTCCCGCTGACCGTTTTCGATGAAGCTTATCTCAGATTTGCTAATTCCTGATTTTTCAGAGAGTTCTCGGAGAGTTACGTTTTTTTCCTCTCTGACCTCTTTAATATGAAAAATTATTTCAACATCCATTTCATCACCTCACAGATAGTATCTGCTTAAAGTGATGAAATAATTCGGAACTTACGTTCGTTTTTCATTATATCAGAACATTTGTTCCTTTTCAATATGTAGAATTAAATAGCCATTGGCTTTTTAATAATATTTTATCCATAGGAGGAAGAGTTATATGCGAAAGACAAAGTTAATCATGGTGGCTGCCCTGTCATCCGTGGCAATTACTGCTTGCGGAGGAAGTGCTACTCCATCCGAAACAACGGCTGCTGTTACAGCAACTGAAACAACTGCGGCTGCGGAAACAACCACTGCTGCCGAGGCAGAAGCTGCACCTGAAACCGAGGCCACTAAAGAGGAGGAACCGGTTGAAGATGAAGGCATTCCGACCGAATATAAGTCAGCGCTCAAAAAAGCCGGTTCTTATAGTGATATGATGCATATGTCTAAGATTGGTATTTTTAAACAGCTTACCTCTGAGTATGGCGATAAATTTTCCGAGGAGGCCGCCCAGTATGCCGTTGATAATATGACGGCCGATTGGAATGACAATGCTTTGAAAAAAGCCCAGGACTATAGCGAAACAATGCATATGTCCAAACAAGGAGTATACGACCAGCTTACATCTGAATACGGCGAGCAGTTCACGCCAGAAGAAGCGCAGTACGCCGTCGATAATGTGAATGCTGATTGGAAGGCAAATGCACTGGTAAAAGCAAAAGACTATCAGGATACCATGAGTATGTCTCCAGCGGCAATCAAGGACCAGCTTGCATCTGAATATGGCGAAAAGTTTACTCAGGAAGAGGCGGAATATGCCATTGAAAACCTTAATTAACTGTAACATTTAGTAAACGGCGAAAGCCGTCCAGTGCTTCCAACACAGAACGGCTTTCACGTAGATTTCTCTTACCGGGCTTCCCCGATTGATATAATCTGTCTCGCAAGCAAATTATATCATTTCTGGTACGTCCTTGACAAGGGGCGTATTAATTTTACTCATTTTTCATATGTTTAGTCAGGAGATGATATTATGTTAGACCCTAATGGACTATACTTTGCATATCTTAGAAAATCTCGCGAAGATCGTGAGGCCGAGCTCCACGGTGACGGTGAAACGCTGAAGAGGCACCAGAGAATGCTGGAGGACTTGGCCAAATATCATAATATAAAAATTGCCAAGTATTATTCTGAGGTTGTATCTGGCGAAACAATCGCATCCAGGCCGCAAATGTTGGCCATGCTGGATGACATTGAATCATTATCCCCAGACGGCGTCCTCGTGGTTGAAATAGAACGTCTTGCCCGAGGAGATACAAGAGACCAGGGGCTTGTCTTGGAGACCTTTAAATACTCAGGAACCAGGATTATAACCCCTATGAAAATTTATGACCCCACGGATGAACAGGACGAGGAATACGCTGAGTTCGGTTTGTTCATGAGCCGCAGGGAATATAAAACTATTAACCGCAGATTAAAAAATGGTAAGATTGCATCTTTTAACGAAGGAAAATGGACCGGAAATAAAGCTCCTTATGGTTATGAAAGAATGAAACTTATTGGTCAGAAGGGGTTTACTCTTAAAATCGTGCCAGAGAAAGCTGATGTGGTGCGTTTGATATTTCAGTTGTTTGTTTATGGAACTCCTGAATCAAACAGTATCCCCGTAGGTACGTCCAAAATATGCCGGATTTTAGATGACCTGCATATTAGCCCTCCCTCCGCCGAAACCTGGCAGCCATGTACGATACGTGATATATTGGAAAATCCGACCTATATTGGCAAGGTTCATACCGGGCGTAGGAGTTCCCAGAAAAAGACATCCAATGGAGTTGTGAAGATTTCCCGTCCTGTAAGCAAAGATATAAAAATAGCCGATGGCATTCATCCAGCCATAGTTGATGACGCGATCTATTTCAAAGCGCAGGAAAAGAGAAAAGCAAATTACCAAAAACCTTTTTTTGAAGGTATTAAAAATCCACTAGCAGGCTTAGTATACTGTTCCGTATGTGGCAAGTCCATGTATCGCCGTCCAGCGGGGAAGCGTTGCAGAGAAGATATGATTCAGTGCAATACCCACGGATGCCCTACTTCTGCATCTTATTACCATTACATTGAAGAAAAGCTATTGGTATCGCTTAATAAATGGTTGGATGATTATAGGATCCAGGTAAGGGATATTTCTCCGGAAAACTATGCACGGCAGCTTAGTGTGCTCAAATCACAACTTGGAACTGCTCAGGCCGAATCTGAAACATCAAAGAAACAGCTTTCCAAGGCTATGGACTTACTGGAAAAAGACATATACTCTGTGGAAATGTTTCAGCAACGCGCTTCGGAACTGAATGAGAAAATAGCTCTAAGCAGCAGGAGCATTTCAGATTTGACAGCCAAAATAGAATCCCTCGGTGCGAAAGCATCCCAGAAAGAAGAGGTTATTGCTCGCTGGGAAAGGGTATTATCCTCATATCCGCAAGTTGATGACCCGGCAGTGAAGAATGCGCTAATGAAGGAGCTGGTTACGCGCATTGAGTACTCGAAACCGCACAAGGGTAACCGGCAAAACGGCGGCATGGATCAGTTTACTCTTAAGTTATTTCCTCGACTTTAATTTTGCTTTATACGTATATAGATTGTGTACTGATTCCTCCGTACCAATGTCGGTCAGGGTTCCCTTGCACTCTTTATATGGCATGGCGTAGCGCTGGGAAAGATAACGCATGGAGGCGCCCATTTCGCCGTCCGGCCCACCATACTGACTCATTATAAACTGAGCCATCTGGGCATTGGGCTCTTTGATATTAACCGGAAATTCCAATCTCTTCTCATAAATCCACATTAATAGCACCCTCCTTCCCATGGCCACGGATCATTAATCCAGGACCAATATGCAGCATCTGTATTAGCGGAAGCTGTCAAAGGTCCAAACTGGGCTTCAAAAGCTGCTGCTGCATTTCTGTATGCGTTTGCCATCTGATTATAGTAATCAATGGCGGCTGCGTCACATGGATGGGTGTCAAGGTAGAGATTCGCGTCAACCACTGCAAAGCCGGCCTGGTCCACCTCACGAAGCATGGCCTCACGGGAGGCGTTAAAGTCGGGATTCATCATCTGATTCATCATCTTCCGCACCTCCCGTAATTAAACTGCAAATCCAGGTCAGGGAAAATAGTTCCCTGGACAAGGCCTCTCTCAGGGGCATAGGTGGTCTGCCACTGCTGCCACGGCACATAAGCCATGGCCACCGGATACTGCTGTTCCAGTACGCCTCCCTCTGTAGAGGGACACGACATATTGGCCGGTTTTGTGGCCGGGGCTGCGGGGGTAGGATAGGAAAGCGCAGGATTGCTTCCCCATGAGTCCCATGGAAATGCGTTCATGTCCGGATAATCCGGATTTGTATAAGAACCGCATCCATTTCCAAACGATGCACCGCAAGACATACGGCCGCGGCCGCAGCACTGGGTACTTACATCTGTATAAGAATCCATAGGTTGGATACTCCTTCCATTTATCTTTTTCTACTATAGTTTATGAAAAGAAAAACAACGGGTGACAATAAAATACATAGAGACAATCACTCACACTTTGTCTGGGCGTCCCATATGATATAGTACAAACCAACAAAAAAGGAGAGTGCAATATATGTGTTGCTTTAGATTTTGTAGATGTGGATGGAACCGTTGTAATTGTGGATGTGGTTGTGGC